TGGCAATTCTGTTTTCAAACTGTAACCTATTGCTGCTACGTAATATGAAGGTCTATCCTTGAAGAGAGGATTAGTATCAAGGAGAAAATGTTTGGTTTTGAAAGCTTTTACAGGATCTCTAAATAAGTACCATCCCACATTTGTACTATGGTTGCCTTCATGGACCGCGTATTTTGAGCAAAAATCGATATTCCACCATTCATTTATAAAAACTTCCTTCACTACCTATCCTAGACCCCTAACCACGAATTCTTTTGCGTTATCAGGATACACATATCTATACAAGTGGTCTTTAAATCCAGCTGCTCTATTCTTTGGTATCCACATGACTACATCATCCCCGGCTGCCATCATCAGTGGTTCAACGCCATATTCTTCCATCACATATTTGTAATAAGCTATAGATCGCAGTGTATTGCCTAATGTAGTTCGGGTTGGATGCCCTGAATACGTAGTTCCGTGAATTGAAAAATTTGGGTAGTGTTTCCCGTGATGTTGTTTAGATATATCTCTCTTATCCGCATGCTTTTTAATGTAAGGCATATCAAAGAAGGCTATCTATTCTGATTTAGTGGCTTGATTTAGTATAGACCTGAGCACAAAAGGTACATCCATGTCGACGTTTTCCTATTTGCTAATATGTATAAGGATGTCGTTTATTCAATTTCTAAAATGCCTAAAAAATCTATTATCTATGGCATCTATTATGCATTGGTGCTAATTAGAATCAAAAGAAGATCCATCGATTGAGACTGACACATACTTTTCAAAGTCACCTTTCAGAATCCTAGTAACCCTATCTTTTAGTGAGTCAGCATCGTCACCATGGCTGAAGGACAATTCATTGGATTTGATATCTTTGAAAAGTTGATCCTACACATATGTTAATAACCCGCAGTAATTATCACTTGGAGCAAATATGAGTCACGGTCGTGAGGAATCCTTCAGTGGGTCACCACTAGTAGCCTAAGTTTCCCCAGATTTTACCATTAACTTGAACGACCCTTCAAAATCTTGAGCTCTATTGGAGTGCATCTGTTTGTGTATGATTTGCAGGTATTTCTATTTCTTCTCCCTAGACCACTTCTTTTTATTCTGAATCCAATTCATAACACATGGTAGGGTAATCTCTGGATAGTTCCAAGTGTCTAATCATTTCTGAAATGATTCTGAACACGCGTCGACTACTCCATGTTCGGGCCTAATTCTGGTGCTAAAGTGCCTTTGAAAGAGAGCAACTAATAGGTTGTTATTGGTCTTTGAATCCCACTCGAATTGTCGTGATTTTCCTGCTGGGGTTATAATATCAAACCCTGTCTGTAACATTTTCGCTTGTCTGACATCTGAGCTTTGAAGCTGTTGGATGTTGTCTTGAATAGAAGCAACTGTTTGCATGTTCTAATCACAATCCTGGCTGTAGGTTAGGCAATCTGCAACTCCGACTACCATAGAGTTGTCTATAGGTTTGTTATAATAGTAGTCTACACTAACCCAATCAGCTTTTTCCTTTGGATATTTATTCA